CTGCGCCTGGGCGGCCTGGACGTAGAAGTTGCTCGCGGCATATGTGGCGAGAACCTTGTCCTCCACCCGCTTGAGCACGCGGCGAACCTCCACGTTGTCGGAGAACTCCTCGGAAATCGGCTCAAGCCGCATCCACGGCATGTTCGATGGGAAGATGGTCCCCTTCAGGAAGTTCACAAACGTCTCATTGGCGAGCATCATGGACGCGTCGAGAACGCTCTTGACCCTCTTTGATCCGGGGGTCTTCACGCTGGACGTTGAAAGGTCGCCGATGAACGGATCGCCCAGCCCGGCAATCTGATCCCAGACGGTTTCGTGGTTTCGCCTCTCGGCCTTGTTCTTCGCGTAGTCCCAGCGGGACAGTAGCTCTTTTACGGTCTTATCCATTGCTGTTGTCCAATCCGAAAACGCGCCCGATCACCGGCCACATTTTCGTCGGGTTTACCCCATTGAAATTTTCCCGGATGTTGCCAACCGAGTCAGAAAGAAATGGGTGGCGCGCGTCTCCAACGCTGTGCGGGAACAACATGGCATCACGCGCCGCGATGCTCGGCAACCGGTGCGGATATGGCTCGCCCGTCCTGCCGTAGTGCGAATGACTGGCTGTGTATCCATCGTAGCGCCCCCACTTGCGCCACTCGTATTTACCTACGAGTGGGAGGTCTGGAATTTTTCTTGCCCATCCATCCATCAGTTCGCCCCAAAGAAGTTGTATTCGCCGCCGAAGCCCGGCTTGGCGTAGGTGTATTGGTCGTCGCCCATCTTCTCCGCGTAGTCGCGCATCATCACGGCCTTGTGCATGGAGTCGATCAGGTGGTCGTCCTGCTTCTTCTTGGGGATGCCGTTCTCAGAGCCGTAACGCATCATCTCCTTGAGAAGTCCTTGGCAATTCGATTGAATTTTGATTCGCCCCGTCTGCATCCGGTGGGAGCACTCGTCAATGATCGCAATGATGCTGGCGTGCGACTTCTTCCCATCCGCCGTCATCATGTAGGACGCTTCGCCCAGAACGTTCAGGCCTGAATCCCTGAGCCAGTCCACCCATGTGCCGGGGTTCCCGAATCCGCTCCCGCGGGCGGCGTCGTGCGGCCACGCAATCGGAATGTCGTGGCACCCACGGGCCATCAATGCCTCTTTGTAGACCGCCCGTCCGTCCGTCCCGAGCTTCGCCTTGAACTCGTCGTAACAGATCAGGGTGTCGGTGGCGCGATCAAAGGCCCACCACGTCGCGGCGAAGTGGCCCGTGGTGTGGGGAATGTCGATTCCAACGATGCGCGGCCAGTCGTCTGGAATGTTGATGGGGTCGATCACCAGGAAGTCGTGGGGCGTCTTGTAGATCATGCCCTCCCCGGCGTTGGGGCGACCGTAGAGCCGGGGGAGTTCCAGGTAGGTTCCCGTCCAGTTTTTGATTTCTTCCTGCTTGCGTTCTTCGCTCATCCAGTGGGCGTCGTGAATGCTTGCGTAGATCACCCGCCACTTTTCCGGGCTCTCCTCGGACTTGCGCTCGAACATCTCCACAACGTCCGAGTATCCGTGCAGTGGGGTCATGGTCAGGTCGAGATAGCCCGAAGTCGAAATCAGGCGGGCCATCAGTTCCGAGAAGAAGTCCATGGGCGCTTCTTCGTCGAGAGAGATCCCGTCGAGGGTGTAGCCCTGAAACCGCTGCCAGTCGGAGGAGTATTCAAAGACGAGGCACAGGGAGTAGGAAACCCCATCCCACGTATACCGCTTTTTCTTCTCGTCCCATCGGTGCCACTTCACAAAGAAGTGGTCCACCTGGTTTTTTGCCCCTCCGGTTTTCAGGACGACCTTGTTTACGTCCAGGGACGAAAGCGGGATCGCCCCGGTCCCACGCGCATCGGGAGGGCCGAGAAGGCCGGGCTTGGTCTGGAATCCGTCCACCAGGTTGTCGCGGGTCGAGACGGCGGTGACACCCCCAACGGCCCACGTCACCGGCTTATCAAACATCACACCCCGCCATACCAGGTTCCCGTCCTTATCGCGGGGATACTTCCCATCGAGGTGATATGAAATCTTGATCTTGGTGGCCGAGGTCTTCCCCGAGGTCTGGTTGGACCCGGAGAACTGCGTAAATCGCGCAGTCGAGTAGAAGAATTCCAACTGCCGCAGGGACGGGACGAAGAAGTCGCGGGCGGAATACCGAATCCGGCGTTCCATCTCCTCATCGAGGAGAATCGCCTCAATCGCGTCTTCCTTGTTCAATTGAGATCCCTCGAGTAGGCATCAATGACAACTGATCGGTCAGTGACATCAATCCCCTTCTTGGCCCGATATTCGGCCAGCTCTTCAAGGGTCATCTCCTCCAGCCGGTCACGGTCGGACTTCTTGTGCTCAATCGTCGCCGAGGAGACGTTGTGGGACTCCTTCGGGATCAGCTTGGCCAGGGAGTCGATCCACGAGCGCTGCTCCTTGCGGGCCGAAACGTAGGCCGGGATGTCCTTGGCTTCCCCCAGAAACTCAAGCTCATCCCCCTCGCCCGCGAAAAACTTCCGCCGCATGGCCCGAACTTCCTCGTTCAATTCCTTGGGGGTCGTTTCAATCAGCCTCCGCAGGTAGGGATCACCCGAGAGAATCGTCAGAACCTCGTCCTTGAACTGGAACCCGATCAGACGCCGGGAGCCCAAAGCCGCAGCCTCCCGCTTTGACACCCCCGGCTTGGGATTGATGTGCCGCCTTGAAATCCCGGCCCGCACGCCCCCATTCGGGTGAGCAGCTAAAATCCCCTTGATCCGCGCATCCAGGTCCGGGTGCTCACGACGCCAATTCTTGATCGACGCCCACGACGCACCCGTCCCCTCCTCCACAGCCTGAACCAGCGTCGGGTCATCCCCTCGCTCTAAACGCGCAATAACCTTCTCCAGCTCAGCGCGATGGTCGTATGACACAGATCGAGCCATGGGGTTATTATACGGTAGCCGTTTTATTTTTCAACAAGTTTGTTTTGGTCAGTAGAACAGGCTGTCACGAGGGGGCCTAGGTGACAACGCCGGGGCATGGTTGACCGCCTGACGTCCCGAGGAAGACCACGCCAGAACAGCGCAGATCGCCCGCCGGCGGTCAGGCAGTCAGGTGGTCAACCATTTGAGTGTGGCGATGTGAGCGGGACAAAAGGTAAGGCCGGAGCAGCAACCCCGGCCTTACCCGAATCCCCAGAAAGGAGAATCCAAACATGAACTTCACACAAAAGCCATTCTACCAGAATCGCCACACCCGCGCAACCAGTGCCCATGGCATGTCTATGGATGGGCGTTTTACTCAGTAGAACGGATAAACGGGTGGGCCGCAAAAGACAGCCCGCCAGCCAGGTCGCCATCAACCGCCACTACCGCCGCAAACCACAACCCCTCATACGGCGCAACATCCGAGTAAAATGGAACCCGACCCCGCCTAAGATGGGACGCTTCGAGGCATACCTTCGTCATTGGGATGTCCTTATCGTCGCACCCCCACACGGGCATGAACTCCGTATAGACGGCAACGGGGACATTCACCGCCGAGAATCTCGGCCTAAACACAAACCTCGGGTCTTCTGGTCGCGCACAAGCCGATTTTGGGGAAGGGGATTTCCGGGGGACACGCGCGCACCAAAGGGGGGCCCACCCCCCCACTCCATAAAACAAATCCTCCGCACCGCATACTACCAGAACACCATTCGCATTCTGTTCGTATCGATTGCATACCCCACGGATCGCGCACGCATGGGCATACGGGGACAATTCTAGCCGGTGGCAACGTTGCCAGGTGGTGATTGCGTGCGCTTGTAGGCTAAGTGTTTGTAATCATTAGAGTGTGGCGCGGTGTGCATGCACTTAATTCTCTGGATTAAGGCACAACATGGGCGCGTAGGGGCATCCACCGAAAAGGCGATTGTGCCCTTAAGGCGGTGCTAGCTCGGGAAAATCCGGCATTCTGTGATTTTACATCTCATTATGAGACGCACTGCGGCGTGCCGAGCGAGCGAGACCACCCAGTTACGTGAATGCCCTGGCT